GTCTGGCCGCCTCGTTGTAAAAATCCGAGCGTGAATAAGCCTTCTCTTCCTGGTTTCTCTCCTCGACGTACTGGTCGATTATATCAAGTATGCCTATGGCCGTGTGTACCGTAATCGGCACGCGCCTGGTTTTACCTTTTAACGGTCTGCCGTATCCTGCCATGTTATCTGCCCTCCCTGTTCTTTACTGCTGCGTACACGAGCTTGTCGAGCTGCATCCTGATCTTCGGATCCAGGGCCTGGATCCATCTTTCCGGGATCTCGTTGTATCCGTATATCGCTCCGGCCAGGCCGCCGGTGATGGCCGCGATGGTGTCTGCGTCTCCTCCAAGATTGGCGGCTTCGATTATGGCCTCCTCAAAGGTCCCGGTTGCTGCTATGCTGTGGAGCACGCAGTTGAAACTGTCCACGACGTACCCGGTGGGGTTGAGCTGCTTCCTGGTTTCCAGGCAGTATTCGCTTCCCTGGAGCACGTCTCTTATAATCTGCAGGGCCTGTTCCTTATTAACCGATTCGATAATTAAGTGTATCATTTCCGTGTATAAATTACAAGCCTCTGTTGATTTTTTATCCCAGTGTGTCATTTGTGCTATGGCTCCGGCCGTCTCTACCGCCATCAGCAAATCCTTGTAATAAAGACCTGGGTAAACCGTGCGCATAAGCGCTCCATTTCCGCCGCTACGGCCTCCGTTTGCTTTGGAGGTATATTTACTTGCCTCGAACCATTTCTCTTCGTCTGGCGCATCATTTTGGCCCAGGAAGATGGCCCAGCGGATACTCATGCTGCAGGTTCCTCCGATGTCCTTCGGTCCGCTCCTGGCCCATTCGATAAACCTTTTACCGATGGCCTTAATCGGGTTGTCCGGGTCCTCTATAATTCCTTCTGCTACTGCCAGGGTCATTTGTGTGTCGTCGGTGATCTCTCCTGGTACCACGTTCAGCCAGCCACCTCCGATCATCTCGGTTACTCGGCCATGCTTCCTGGCGATCTCCTCCTTGCTCATAAACTCCAGGGGAGCTCCTAACGCGTCCCCTGTTGCTACGCCGTACAATGCGCCGGTGATCTTGTCTCTTATATTTCTCATCCTCATTCCTCCCTAAAAACTATAATATTCTTTTTCTGCCTCTTCCTCGGTGTGAAAGTCCATCTCTTCCAACATTAAGGCCTCCAGCTGCTTAATGGTTTTCTTGTCCAGCTTGGCCTGTTTGGCCGCCTTTATCATATATCCGATTGCCGCTGCGTTGGTCATCACCGCTCCTCCTCTCAATCCTTTTCTGAATATTGATAAATAATATCTCCGTCTTTAATTCTGTAAATGTCGGCTGTTTTGGCCCATCGCTGTTTTACGACAAGCTCCCAGTATTCTTTGTACTCGGTCAAATAAAACTCTGTTTCCTCCATTCTCGTCCTGGTAGGGTAGTAATGAAAGCTAACATTCCCCAGGTCCAGTTCAATGCATTTCTTTTGGAGCTCCAGGATGATGTTCCGGGTCTCCTGGTCCAGCTCGTAGTAAGGTTTCCCCACGATTATTCCTCCTTCATCTTTTCTGCGCACTTGCTACACAGATCCTCTTCTACCCAGTAGCAGCCGTCTTCGCATGCGTTGTATTGGGTGCAGCCGCAAACTCTGCACTTCTGTTCGCCTTCTTCTTTCTCCTCTTCATCGATGATGTATGCCATCATCTCTCTTAATTCGTTCTGCACTATGTTCCTGGTGAATGCTTCACAGAAAAGTTTCCGCATGTCTCTGGTGCTGATTCTAATATCCATATCCACCTGAATGTCTTCGATGCAGCGCTCTACAAGCTCTATAAGTTCCTTCTTGGTTCCGTACCACTCGTTTCTGTATCCCATGTTCTTTCCTCCTTGTGTTGTTTTGCCTGCTCTTGGTTGGTTATCCACCCGCGCCGCGTGGAGGCGGCAGGCTCTGCGGGCATGGCACCTATCAAGGCGCCGGTTGCTATATGTTTGGGTTCTTTAATCTTTTAAACTCTTCCTGGAGCTCTTCCAGCTCGTGCTTTTTCCGGGCTATTTGTTCCTCGAGTTCCTTTGCTTTAATTGCCGTCGGCAGCATGTCGGCTATTATCCTGAACCCGAAGGTGTCATAAAGGCTGGCGATCTGCTTCTTGCCTTCTGTCTCGCTTATGGCCGGGTGGAATGTATAAACAGTTTCTATTGCTTCATACTCTTTGTCGGTGAATTCTCGCTTTGTGAGATTTTTGAACTCTTGTTTCGTCATGGTTAACTCCTCCTTCTCAATACTTGAGAACATTATAAACTGCCGTTGGTTAATAGTCAATAAAAAAGACCACCAGATATGAAGAATATCTGGCGGTCCTTGTTTGTGTTATTCATCCGGGAACGTCTCCAGCGTTCCTATGGCGGCGAAGGTCTTTTGCTCTTTCACGGTCTGCTCTATCTTGGTTTCAAGCCAGAGCATGAGGTCTCCATATAGGTCTTCTATCATCTGTTTGGCCTCGTCCGTGAGCAATTTGAGAGCTATGTCTTTTGCTGTGTTAAATGCTTTTTCCTGGGCTTCCTTATCAAATTTGCCCTGTTTCTTGAGGGTGTCGACATATGTCTGGGCCGTATAAGTGACGGCCTGTAGGACTGCGTCTGTTGCTTCCTGAAGATATGTCCTGACGAGCTCGTTATTGATCTTGGTCGTGGTCTGATCTGCCTTGGCCTTCAGGTATTTCACCAGGTAGGTAACCAGTACCGGAATGGCCGGAATAACTACGACCTGGATTATGGTTGTGAGTATCTCTTTCATTTAACTTCCTCCTCTTTATTGAAGTATCAAGTCTTCGAGCCTTACGGCTGCTGTGACTTGACCATTGATTCCTATAACTGCACGGTCGCCTTTTAATTCCTGAACATCATACACTGTGTTGTATACAAAGCTTGCAAGGCCGCCGCCGGTGTATGTCTTTGCTCCATTTCTGACTTTGACTCTGCTGCCTACCTTAATGGTTGGAGCTGAAGAAACACTTCCAGCAGATACCGGCGTTCCTCCTTCAGTTGTAATGAAGGTATCGAAGCCGTCAGCTTTTAACTTGGCTGCCATGTTGTCGGCATTTGATTTCACTGAATAAGCGCCGATCTGTACTTTGTAAAGGTTGTTTGCCTTTACAAGCATGGTATCGTATCCTTTGGCCTTAAGTGCCGCCATGGTTCTCTCTGCGTTGTCTTTTACGCTGTAAGCCCCCACTTGTACCCTGTAAAGTGTGGAACCTCCTGTATTGCCTGAAGGTGCGTTTCCTTTTAATGCTGATATGATTGCGTCAAACTGGAATAATGCACCTGGGCAGTTCGGTTTTGTAATCGGGTTTATCTGGTAATGCCCGACAATGTGTTCCCTGTCCAGAGGGATTTCCACACCATAAATGCGTTTCACTTCGCTGCGAATGTAGGCGATTAATTCAATGGTTGCTGCCAGCTGTGCGTCTGTGAGCTTACCTTTTGTTTTGGCCCATATTCCCTCATGCTCAATGCTTACAGTGTAGTAATTGGCATTGGTTTTTCTTTCCCTTACTGCTGCAAGCGATGACTTGCCGTAGTATGTGTTTTTGCTTGGGTCTGTGCTCGTGCCATTGCACCATGCACCGTCGGTTAGTGGAACGAGCTGCGTGATGCGGCCATCCTGAGCGACAACAAAATGAGCTGATGCTTCGGCATCCGGATTGCAGAGCCAGCTCACAGCTCCTTCGTATGAGCCCTCGGTGATGTGGCACACAATCATGTCTGGTTTCCAGCCATTACGGCCATTGTACTTGTTCGGTGAGTTTTTCTTTGTGATATTCATGATTAATTCCTCCTAAAAACTTTGATTTTCGACATTTTCAGTCGGTTGTATTGGTTGTGTCTGCGCATTGTTCAAGTCATAAATGCTTCCATCAATTTTCTTTCCGTTCTCGTATCCGGCTTTAATAAAATAAAAAGCCGTTACCGAGCTAAACGGAACAGCCACTGTGGAAAGTATTTCGCTGGGTACCCTGTCTTGCTTGAACCATACCCATAAAGCGAATACGACGGTTCCAAAGAAAAAAACTGACGTCACAACCGCCAGCCACTTTGAAAAAGTCCACCCTTCTTTTGTTTTGTATGCCTTATTCAATATGTATCACCACCTCTCAATACATGTTTTTTACACCTTGCTCTGTTAGGAAGTCTTTTTGCTCATGCTTTACCTTCTGGGCATATTCCAGCGCCGCAGTGAGCTCTCCATTGCATTTCCCGTCCTTTATTGCGCGGGCCGTAGCTTCTCCCAGAGCGATTGC